ACGTTATCTCCTGACCCCAAAAAATTACACTCTAATTCTTGAGCAACTTTTCTTCTGTCGTATTTGAGTTTTTTAACCATCGCCTCAAACCAACTAGAGCAAGGTTTATAACCATCTGAAACGTAAATTTGTAGGCTTATCAAACTTCTGTTTTGAATATCAATATCTTGTAAACTTATAATATCTTCAGGACTGTATTGTTCTTTGTTGAGCAAATAATGTACAATATCTTTGGTTTTTACCATATACAAATCTTTAGTATATCGGGGGTCCCTATACCAATACATTTCGGTAATTTTAAAATCGTTCATTCCCCTTAATGCTTGGTCGTAAATTTCATAGTAAATCGGGTCATAACCATTAGGGGTTGAAATTACAATAACTTTACCGCCTGTAGAAAGTGACGCCATACAAGCCGCCCAAAAATCACTGTCAGCCTCGATAAACGCAGCCTCATCAAATATTAACACGGTTGGACTATAACCACGAAGTGCGTCTTTAGAAGTTGCCACAGCTTTAACTTCACAACCATTAGATAGTTTAAAATGACGTGCAGAATTCTTTTCACCTGAAAATCCAATACCAACCCAATTTGGCCACTGTTCAGTAAAAGCTCTGATTTTGTTGGCAAATTCTACAGATGTTTCTAATTTGTTTGCAATAATAAGAACTTTTTCAGGTTTTTCCTTTCTTGCAAATGCCACTTTTTTACTTGCCCAAGCAGCGGTCACTGTAGAAACACCTGCTTGACGGTATTTTAAAGCAATATTTTCATTAAAATTTTCATAATCCTCAATCAATAATACTTGGTCTTGAAATAACTCAAGTGGTACATATTTGGAGACAGTATTATCAAATGTTTGTAAATAAGTTCTCAAAGCGTATGGAGTACTATTCATACACTTTTTATACTCAATTAAAAGTTGTTCTCTTGTAAGACTCATTATTTGGAAGGACTGATACCTAGTCCTGCCAACAAGTCATCCAAACCATCTTCACCCGAGTCTTTTTTCTCTGGTTCAAAATTTTCGTATTCTGTTTTAAGTTGGTTCGCTTTTTTCATAATCTCACGGAACCTATCGGTTGCTTTAGAAACACGAGATTTATCCTCTGAAATTGCGTCTCCCGTAAGTTTTATCACCTCAGCGGCAGGAAGTTTATAAAGTTCCATTTGGAACCAATTTATTAAGCCTTTATTTTCATCTTCAAAAATCTCATCGGGCAGAGCAAATCGTAATCTTTCAACCACTGGTGGACCAATTCTCAAAGACCACGCCTCCATAGGTAAAGTGTCCGTTTGACCCATTACTTGTTGTCTTATGACAGGGTCTTCAGGTAATCCGTATCTACCTTTTGCCTCTTCCAAACCTTTCAAAATCTCGTGACACAAGATTGGAAATAACATACCCCAAGCGGAGATTGTTGTGTCAGGTCTTTCTTCGCCTTCTTCACCTTCACCTTCATCATTATCATTGTTGTTGTCTTGAAGTTCTACCTTACCACCAACACCTTGTCCTGTTTCAGACATATATTCTATCGAAGCCTCATCAGTGAAATAATTGAAGTCGTTTAACGCCATAATCAACAAGTAATTGTCATAGAGATTTGGGTTAATTCTGTTAAGTTCTCTTCTAACACTTGGTTTTTGAAAGACGTAGTGCCCTTTTTTAGCAGTCCCCTGAATAATTGCGTTAATGATATTTCTTTTGTGAATTTCAAGTTCAACTAATTCCTTACGAGTAAGTTCATCACCATCCATCAAAGCATTTGCTTTAATTTCTTCTTCAGTTTCATCTTCTAATTCTTCAGATTCGTTTCGGAAATTTTGTACATTGATTTGTTCCCCTAAGTGTAAATCAAAATCAAACCAATCTTCAGGAACTTCAGATTCTTCGAGACAAGCCCTCAGAGCCAAGTCTTTTAACTCTTCAAGGTGACCTTGCTCGATTTGCCAAGTTGGCATAATTTTACCATACGCCTCAGATTTAATCATCATTGCAAGATTTCTTGGGGTAACAAGTGTTTGATTAGAAGTGGCACTTCTCAACTTATCAACAACTTGTTTGAATCTATTTGTGATTAATCTTTGTACGTCTTGCTCACGACGGGCAAGTGCAGGATTTTGAGCATATGGACTTTCAGGATTAGAAATTTTTCTTTCTAAAGATGGGTCCATCCTTTCAGGATAATCCCCATAATCAATTTGTTCCTGAATTTTTTTATTTCTTGCCATTACTTAGTAAACTTTTAATTGCGTTCAATACATCTTCTTTAGCTCTTTCTAAATCCTGTGCTTTAGGTGCAGGATTTTCTCCTGGATTTGGATTTTTACCAGGGTGTGGTGGTCTTTGAGGTTTTGTATCAGGTTTTACACCTGGCTTAACTTTTGGTTTTGTTGGAGCCTCAGTTGGAGCTTCGAATATTGTTTTGATAAAATCTTTCTTTGTCATCTTAGGTGTTAAATTTCTTTCTACCAAAGATACAATTTCTTTTTCAATTAACAAATGGTAAGGGTTTTTTCCTTCTTTGACAGACTTCTTCACATCCTTAACACATCTTTCGTATTTGTTCATTTCAGATTTACTCCACTCACTTCTTTCTGTTGTTCCGAACTCTTTACCCATAGTAGAAGTACAAATCGCAAAAGGATTGTATTCCTTCTTTTTTTCTCCAAGTTCACCTTCTGTTGGCATTCCGTCCACTGCCCCTGAAGGGTCACCCATATCAGTTGACGCACCAACTTGGTGTGGTTGTTGAGTAGTTTCTCCACTGAAAACATTCATAGGGTCAACTTTGTCTTCACTCATTTCACCCTCCGCAGTTGTTGTTACAACGGTTTTACCGGCTTTGTTTGCAACAGAAACACCACCAACAGAAGTTTCACTTCCACTTGGAATTTCAATCTGTTTTACGGTTTTTGTTCTAACAACTGGTTGTGATTGTTCATCAAGCATAAATTTACCGTAAAGTAATTCGAGTTGGGATTCCGATAGTTTACCAACAGTATTTGCACTAAGACCCATTTCAATAAGTTTGAGTGCTTTGGAATTAGTTTTCATATACAACTTCTTTTTCAAATTCGAGAATTAAATCCATCTCATAAAGTTTATCTTTTACAGTTTTTTCATCTTCACCAAATGAGAATACCAATCTTTCATCTCTATCTCTCTCTGAGGGTTCCCAACCTAATGCTACAACACCATTCATAGT